GTTGAGGACTATTGCCCCTAATACCAAATATTCAATAGTTGGTAACAGTGGCTCTGGTGGTGTTGCATTCCGTAGTGCTTACAAAAAGAGCCCTTTAAGGGGTCATTTGTATGGAGCTATCCCTGCTCTTAAGGAAGTTGGCCGTGCTCATAGCACACCTAATCCTGACATACACATTTCCCACACTAAGATGTTTGACAAGACCGGTCTTTCAACCAAGGTAGAACCCTTTTCATTGAGGAAAGCCTACAAGGATGTGAAGACTGACATGGAATCGAATTTCATCAAATTGGCTGTTGGTGATCTTGGTTACATTACACAGCTAGGCCCGTGCAACATGGACGACGCGTTAGCTGGGTATGGGTGTACACTTGCTGGCTCTGTGGCACTTACCACTTCCGCCGGCACTCTTAAAGGTAAGAAAGACGTTTATTTCGACAAGTACTTTGATGAAGTACTTGGTCGGTATGTCACTTGCCTTAAAGAGGATGGTCCTATGTCCCAGTACATAGTTGACACTGTGAACGGGATGGTGGGCCGCGCCCAGAGGGGGATTACTTCTACGCTTTCTCGCAAAGTAGTACCTAAGGACGAACCTCGTGAACATGAGAGGGACCTCAATGGTCTCATAGTGAGTAAGGCTGCCAGGCTTATTCACGCTGGGGAGTTAGTAGAACTGATAGTTTTCAGAATGTACTTTCTTCCTATAATGGCCGTTTTGGGTATGGACCCAGGTGGCTTTGGACATGCAGTTGGATTAAATCCTGCTGAGTCCTGGGGAGACCTCCACAAGCGTTTTAGTAGGCTTGATGACACAGAGAATTTTGCCACTGATTACTCGTCTTTTGACTTGACTATTTCAGTTCATCTTCTCGATGCTGCTGTTAACTTGCTTATATCGCTTACTCACATGATGAGTGGGTACACGGATGAACACAGGCGTATAATGCGCGTGATATGTTATGATTTGTGTAATCCCATTTACGATGTGGACGGAACGTGGGTTCGCTTCACTGGGAGCAACTCATCGGGGAACCCTCTCACCACAATGCTCAATTGCTT